TCAGAAGCCGAACTCTTAAACGCAGAAATCACGTTCACGGAGTCGCTGCCGACGCGGTTGAACAACGAAAAATCGGCCAAGATCGTGATTATGCAGCGCCTCCATGAGCGCGACACGTCAGGCGTTATCCTCGCCAAAGAGCTTGGCTACGTGCACCTGATGCTTCCGATGGAGTTTGAACCGGAGCGCAAGTGCCGAACGATAATCGGGTTTGAAGACCCCAGGACGGAACCGGGAGAGCTACTGTTTCCCGAGCGTTTCCCGCGAGAGCAGGTCGAAGCGCTCAAAAAGACGATGGGAAGTTACGCGGTCGCGGGACAATTCCAGCAACGGCCGGCGCCGCGCGAAGGCGGGATGTTCAAGAGGGCCTGGTTCGGAACCGCAAGAGCAATTCCAGTTGGAACAACGTTTGTCAGGGGTTGGGACTTAGCGGCTTCCACCGAGCAGACGGCGGCCTATACCGCTGGCGTCAAGATCGGGAAGCAGCCTGACGGGCGTTTCCTCATCGCTAATTGCGTGCGCGACAGGCTGAGCGCGGGCGGCGTGGAACGGCTCATCAAGTCAACAGCGGAATCCGATGGCGTCGAATGCCGGATTTCAATTCCGCAAGACCCTGGGCAGGCCGGTAAGGCGCAATCGCAATATCTCATTCGCCAGCTCGCGGGATTCTCGGTCAAGGCGACACCCGAAAGCGGCGACAAGGAGACGAGAGCGCAACCCCTGGCAGCGCAGGCCGAAGCTGGAAACGTGGATATTCTGAGGACCGGAGATCCGGCGAAGGATGCCTGGATCGAACCGTTCATTGATGAACTCTCAGTCTTCCCGGCCGGCCAATTCAAAGACCAGACCGACGCGGCGACGCGGGCGTTCAACGAACTCACGCGACCGACCGTCAAAGTCACAACAACAACGTCAACCGTGCGAGGCTTGATCTAGCATGGCAGGCACGCCCGACATCAAACATCCGCTCTACGTGGATCGCGAGAGCGAATGGGCGCTCATGAGAGACGCCGCGCGCGGTGAAACAGCGATTAAGGCGGCTGGACCTCTGTATCTTCCTGTTCCCGACGGATTTGCTCTGTCTCCGCGCCGAAACGCTCTCTATGCGGCCTATCAGGAACGCGCACAGTTCCCGGAGATTGTCGCACCCACGATTCAAGAGATGGTCGGCATCATCCACCATCGCGAGAGTCTCATTGATCTGCCGGATAGCATGGCGGACTTGTGGGAAAACGCCACACCGGACGGCCTGCCGCTCGAAGCCTTCCATCGGCGTATCACCGGAGAAATACTGGAAACCGGCAGATACGGGGTGCTCGTCGGGGCGTCCTCGATGGGCAGCGACATCCCCTATCTTGTCGGATATGGCGCCGAAGCGATCATCAATTGGTCCGATGACCGCGATTTTTACGTCCTTGATGAGTCCGGGTATGTCCGCGACGGATTCGAGTGGAAAGAAGAGCGGATGTACCGCGTCCTGGAGCTCGTTGATGGCAAATACACGGTCAGGACGTACACTGGAGAGTCTTTCACAGAGGGACCGTCACAAGTGCCGACCGCCCGTGGCGGCGCGCCGCTTAGTGAAATTCCATTTGCCGTCGCCGGTCCACGAGACCTTTCCTTAACACCAGAGACGCCGCCGCTGATCGGCATTGCCCGCGCTGCCAAGGCGATCTACCAGCTCTCCGCCGACTACCGCTGGCAGATGTTTATGAGTGGCCAGGAGACGCTGTTCATCCTGAACGCTGATGCGCCAGAGGCCGTTGGTGCCGGTGTGACGGTTTCCCTGAAATCAGAGAGGGGTGGGGACGGGACGGCGCCGAACGTCGATGCAAAGTACGTCGGCCCGGCCGGCACAGGCATGGCCGCGCACAAGGCGGCGATAGACGATGAAAAGCGGAACGCGGCGGCGGCCGGGGCGCGTATGTTCAACTCTGTCGAGCGCGCTAGTCAGGAAAGTGGCGAGGCGCGCCGCATGCGCTTTGCCGCAGAAACCGCAAGCCTTATGAGCGTCGCGCAGGCGAGTTGCGCACTCCTTGAAAAGTCCCTCCGCAGTGCCGGCCGCATGATGGGCCTGAGCGATGAGGAAATCGAAGCAATTGTGGTCCATCCGCCGAAGGATCTCATAGACCGCCGCCTCGATCCGCAGGAAGTTGCCCAAATCATGGGCCTAGCGGACAAAGGCTTTATTTCCTACGAAACCGCTTATGAGCAGCTGCAAGAGGGCGAATGGGCCTCCCCGGAACGGTCGTGGGAAGACGAGCGGAAGCTGATCGATAGGGAAGAACTCGAGCGATCGCCGTCTCCCGATGACCTGGCGGCAGTCACGCCAAGGCGAGAACCAACCAAAGAGCAGGAACAGGCCGCCGCATAGGCGGCTTTTTAGTGCCGGCAGTGCCGGAAGCGTAACCGCGCCGCTCGGTGAGCGGCATCCCAATCGAAGAAGGACTATCAGCGGTGCTGAAAACTGTTGTCGACTCCCTCGATGGTATCGAGGAGCAATATCGCGGTCTCTATGAGGAGAAAGACGGCAAATACATTCTCCAAATTGAGGGCGTGGATAGCCACCCTTCCGTAGTGGCCCTGAAAAACGGCCACATGAACTCCAAGCGCGAACGCGACGAGGCGAAACGTCAGCTGGCAGAATTGAAGAAGAAACTTGAGGCGGTGCCCGAGGACTTCGACGCTGACGAATGGCATCGCCTCCGGTCAGAGGAGGAAGCCCGGCGTAGCGATCCTGATAACAAGGACGTGCGCAAGCAGATTGAGGCGGCCACGGCTGCCGTGAAGTCGCAGTACGAAGCCAAGCTCGCCAAGGCCAAAAAGGATGCCGAGGCGGCGCTTGCCGAAATCAAGGCGGAAAAGGAAAGCCTCGAGGCCGATTTGCGCGGTGCGCTGGTGGACGATGGGCTTACGAAGGCGCTTGTTAAGGTTGGCGTGAAGCCAACGCTCCTCAGGGCCGCAAAGCGTATGTTCGACGACGATGTTGAGGTCGTTATTGAAGACGGAAAGCGCGTGGCGCGCATGAAGTCTGATCTCGGCGGGGACAGCATCGAGGACTTTATCGCCAACTGGTCACGCAGCGACGAAGCCAAGGACTTTATCGCGCCTCCAACGGGAGCGGATGAGCGTGGCGCGCGCGGCGGGCGTGGCATGGGTGCTGATAATCCATTCAGTAAATCAGCCTGGAACAAGACCGTTCAAGGCGAACTGCTCAAGACCAACCGAGCAAAAGCGGAGCAATTGGCGAAGTCAGCCGGGTTTAAGACCCTTGAGTCGGCTCTTGCTGCTCGTGGGCCGGTATCGGCCTAACAATCAGCGGGCGGTGCCCGCAATCAACCACTGCAGAGCCATGGCGGTGCCCTGGCCTGAGTTTAAGCGAAACCAGGCAGACGAGGAGAAACCATCATGCCTGCTACTGTTCTCTCGGACGTAATCGTTCCGGAAATTTTCAACCCTTATGTTATCGAGCGTACCGCCGAATTGTCGGCTTTCTGGCAATCCGGCCTCGTTGCCCCCGTCCCTGACATCACTCTCGGAGAGGGCGGCTCTCAGGTCCAGATGCCGTTCTGGCAGGACTTGGCCGGCGAAGACCAGTTGCTTTCGACCGATACCAATCTTTCGGTCGGTAAGATCGAGGCCGAGAAGGACGTGGCTGTCGTCAACGCCCGTGCCCTTGTCTATGGCGCGAAGGACCTTGCTGGCGCTCTTGCCGGTGATGATCCGATGAGAGCTATCGGTGATCTTGTCGCTTCGAAATGGTCTCGCCGCATGCAGGCCACGCTTATTGCCGTCTTCAATGGCGCCATGGGGGCGCTTGGCGACGAGCCCGTGAATACACTGGACATCTCGAATCTCAGCGGCGATGCCGCCGTATTTGATGGCGAGGCGTTCATTGATGCCCTTGGCCAGCTGGGTGACGCGGAAACCCGCCTGACGGCAGTTGCATGCCACTCTGCGACCTACCGCCTGATGAAGAAGCAGGACCTTATCGAGTTCATTCCTGACTCGGAAGGAAAGCCCACGATCCCGACCTACATGGGCAAGCGCGTCATCGTCGACGACGGTATGCCCGTGTCGGACGGCGTCTATACGACGGCTCTGTTTGGTGAGGGCGCCATCGGTTACGCAGAGGGTTCTCCCAAGGTCCCGAGCGAGATCGAGCGTAACGCCCTTATCGGCGGTGGTGAGGAGTACCTTGTGTCTCGCCGCCACTTCATCCTGCATCCGCGCGGAATCAAGTGGAAGGGCACTCCTACCAAGGATACCCCGTCCAACACCGAGCTCGCCACCAAGGGCAACTGGGAGCGTGTGTACGAGTCCAAGAACGTGCGCATCGTTCGTTTCGTGCACCGCAACGCGCCTGTGAGCGGTTCGTGATAATCGCGGGGGCGGCTTCGGTCGCCCCCGGTATCCTGAAGGTCCAACAATGAATGCATCTATCATTCGGCAGCGCTTTCTGGCGGCGCTGGAAGCCGGCGCATCAATTGCCGAAGCGACACGATTGGCAAATGATCTTAGCCGCACTCGTCGCGCTCCCGTCGATCTCCCGCCGCCGCCTCAGAGCCTCAAGGACAAGCTTTCATCTCATCCTCTGGACCACGATGGAGACGGGAACCCGGGCGGATCTCTGCCGGCGGACAAGCGGGGCGATGATGTTGCGTCTCTGCGAGCCGAATATGAAGCCCTGACTGGCAAGGCGCCTGACCGTCGGTGGGGCGAGTC